TTAACTGTCATGTTAATAGATGAACGACTTGCACCAGCAAACATATCTCTTAGTGACTGTATAAAGTTTATAGATGCACGACCACCTGTGATACCATAGTTAAGTATCTCATCTTCTATGTGTTCTAGATGTAGGTTCTTTCCACCTTTATCTTCGAATAATAATTGTTGTGCTAGATTGTTCATTAATCTATTGTACCACTATATTGCATTTTTAATTGTAAATATTGGCCAAGTCTACCTTGACCGCTTGTGCCCTTTTCAGGTCTTACACCAGAATCAGAACGAATAGTCATCTTCAATGTTTTTTTATCATTTGGTGTAAATACATCAATTAAATATTCTTGTACAGAATTATTATTTAAATATGCGTGGTGTTTAGTTACTAAAGGTATCACATCAACAATATCATCACCCTTTTCTTCAGCAGTGTTACCAACAGCCTTAACTAATACTAAAGGAACAGTTTCACCTTTCCTTTGAAGATTAAATGTTTCTTGTGTCCATTTAATAAATTCTTTTGTTGACATTTTATTAAGCACTTTACAAAATTGTTGTCGTGCAACCACTAACATCTCTTTATATAATTCATCAGCTGCTTTTTGATTTTTTGTATAGTAATCTACATACAATTTTGTTACTTCTTTATTTTTTACAAAATTAGATTTACTGGCAACTGTTTTAATACCAGGTATTTTAGAATATACTCTATTCCATAATGCATTTTCTAAATCTTTTGTACTAACACCCAGAGCTTTATATTGTGTTCCAACATATGTATTTTTTAATGGTTCTTTTGATTTTGCTGTGCCAGCCTTTAAACTAACTCCTATTTTCGTACCATCTTTAAAAAATACAAAAATATCTCCAGCATGATTTTTTGGTATACCTGCTGGTTTTGCTCTATAACCCCATATCACATTTTTTATTGGTTTTGTGACATGTAAATTAAAAAGATATTTTGTTATGCCAATTGCATTTTCTAATTTAGTTTTAAGTAAATTTTCATTGGGTGGACTTGACAATTTGTCAATAACTAGTTTTGCAGCATTAGCATCTTTCCTATCAAAAGAGTTTTTTGCTTTACCACCAAGATTTAATTTATACAAAAACTTTTTAAAGTCCTCTATACCTGATGGTTTAAATTTCATATTAAAAGCAAGTGCTGGAAATAACTCTGTCACAGATGCATTAAATGTTGTGTCAACCCTTTGTTCATCCAAAAGTTGTTGAACCCTTTCTGTGTAATCTATCTTTTGAGTACGAGCAGGTCTTAACTGCTCCATAGAGCGTCTAAATGACATTCAATTTCTCCATTTAAATATAGTTATATGTTTCTATTTATCAAACTTTTAACTTAGAGAATTTGTCATATTTGTCTTCTTTGGATTGTTCTTGACCTGTTTTTGTGAATGGATTTACATCTACCTCTTTACCAGATAGATTGGGGCCTGTTCCTTTACCGAATCCTTGTCCTTTATCTGCAATAGGAACATCACTTTGACCGTGGTCTACAAGTTCATCTTGTGCTTTGAGTTCTACATCAAATAGTTTCATTTTGTTTCTATCTATTCCAATGATGAATCTCTTATTCATTGTAGGGTCATTGTATCTATTCTTTAATTGTTTGACACAGATTTGATTCAGTTCTTCAAGTTCATCTGTGGATATCAATGCAAACATTAAGTCAGCAGTTGCAGGTAATCCAAAACTTTCTGAGGTATCTTCAAGTCCAACATCTGTATTAGAGAATCCACTTCGAGTAGTTTGTGTTGCAGACATAATAGGTACATTTGTTTCTACTGCAAGTCCTCTGAGTTCTTCTGCAATAGATTTAATGATTGTATAAGAGTTCATAGAACTGCCTGGTCTAAATCTACTTGATGCACAGATATTTAAATAATCAATAAAGATGATATCTGGTTTGAAAGATTTCTTGATTGCAAGTTCTTTCAGTAGTCCTCTGAAATGTCCACTATGGGCAGATGCAGTTGGATACTCTTTTATAATTAGTTTACCTTTTGCTTTCTTTTGTAATCTTGTAATCTTATCATCAAACATTTTCTTAGGTAGTTCATGTAAATCTGGTATGCTGATATTCATCATATTAGCATCTATTCTTTCTGCAATTCTTTCTTCTGCCATTTCTAATGAAATGTATAAAACATTCTTTCCTTGTGATAAACAGTTTGCAGCTTGATGACACATAAACAATGATTTACCGACACCTGTTCCAGCAAGTGCAATGTTCAAAGTCTTAGGTGGAAGTCCACCTTTAGTAATCTTGTTAAAGAATTCTAAGTCAAAAGGAATCCTTTCTTCTTTGTGATGATAGTAATCAAATCTTGATTCAGAATCTTCTAGGTAATCGTGTCCAACAGAATTATCAAACGAAACTGCAAGAGCCTCAGTTAAAATGTGTGGGATTGCTTCTGGTGTTTTATCTTTAGACTTACCATCTATAATACCAATACCCTCTACGATTGCATTATAGATTGCTTTATCTTTGACAAACTTTTCTGTAGTATCTACTAACCAATCAAAATCTATAGTTTCTTTTTTGAGAGTTTTAATTATCTCAACAATCTTTGTATGTTCTACATCATTTAAATCTTTTCTTGTACCTACTTCAATCTCTAATGATGTTTGAGTTGGTATCTTATTATACTTGTCTACAAACTTTTGTATCTCATCAAAGATTATTCTTTCTTCTTTAACATCAAAGTATTCTGGTTTTATAAATGGTAAAACCTTTCTAGAATATTCTTCGTTATTTAAAAGATTAGTTAGAGTTGTCCTTTCTATTGTCTGATTCTGCATATTGTTCCTCAATTATATCTACTAAAATGTCACCTATAAGATTCATAAAATCTTCGCCAAATTGTTCTTTTGGTATTGAATTATTATCTATAATATCAAATTCAAATTTAAATGGCATATTACCATCTTCTGTTTCTTCACCAAGTGAAACTTCTCCATACTTATAAATTACACCAGCAAACTTTCCACCTTTAAGACCAATACAAGTTTGGTCTTGTGTTTTGGCTTCTACAAAAACATATGATTCTTTAATGTTAGACATAATGTAAATAAGTCTGCATTATATATTTTGCTTCCTTTATTGGTTTTGTTCCAGCGTGTAACCACGGCCACATAGGTGGAAACATTAACATACTACCTTTCTTACATTCAGCATATTTGTCTAACTTTGGAAATGTAGTTTTGCCTTCTTCATTATCTGAAAGATAGATAAAGAAAACTAAAAATCTTGTAGATGTTGGTTTTGAATTTACATCTACATGTGGTCTAAATTCATCATGGTCATTTGGCATATATCTTTTTAAACGAATAGGTTCCCAAATATATTTACTTGGCATTTGTTGTGGTGTAACATTTGTATCTTTTAAGTAAGTTGTAAAACCATTTGTAAAAACTTCTGTAAATTGTTCTATCTCTTTACTCCAAATCTGAGGTGCCTTTCCCATATTCAGTTGTGTAAAAACCATTCCTCTATCATCAAATGATTCATGTTGACTTTCAAACTGTTCAAACTTACTAACGATATTATCACAAGTTTCTGCATCAAGTGTATCATCATATGTTTTAATTAAATCTATCATTTTTTTATTGTCCAATCTATTGCTATTCTTTTTTTGTTTGTAAATATGTCTTGTGCCTTATGTGGCACTCTTGGGTCAAATACTATAAAGTCACCTGGCTCTGGTGAGTGTAAAATACCACCGTGTTCAAATCCACCACCCCAAGATTTTTTCCAATCTGAATTTAGTATTCCTAATACTTTAATGATTGGCGTGTCTTGTAGTTCATCTTTTTCATGGTCTGTATGTAAGTTATCTTCTCTATGTTCATCTTTCATAGAGATACCGCAAAACAAAAGGTCTAGGGGAACATTCACATTTTGTTTTTTTGCAGTTTCATGAATCATCATTAATAAACTCATAGACACGCCGCCCAAAAATTTATCATGCATTGTGTTACCTTGTATAACATTTATCTTTGCATGTTTATCTTCAAATGGTTTACCCATTGGATAATTAAAGTTCCATTTATCAGATTTTGTAATTTGATGTTTAAAGAAATCTAAAAATAAAGGTGAACAACAATTCTTAACTATCGTTGCCATACTTAAACTCTTTTAATGCAACTTCTTCTAATTTTTCCATAACCTCTTTTGTGAAATATTTTTCTGGGTCATTGTTAATTGTTTTAGCATATTGTTTACTACCATCTGGTAATTCAATACGAGTGGATACTTGTTTGAAGATTCCATATTGTACAGCCAAGTCAAGTAATCCATAATACTTATCAAGTCCTTTATCATAAGTTAATAATACATCAACCATTTTATTTTCCATAGTTAATCTTGACTTATGGTTTTTACAATGAATGATATTACCTATGACTTCTGTACCATCTTTAAATTTTTTCTTTGAAAGATAGATGATACTTGAAGCAGCATATTTTAAACCACTACCACCACCCATTTCTTTTTGAGGGAACATTGAACCAATCACATCATAAGTATGATTCGTTACAACCATTGGTACTTTTGCTTTTCCAAGTTTTAAAGTTAAAACTCTAAATGCAGCTTTGAGTATTTGTGCTCTTGACATATCTCTAGTTTCTTTTCCTGCCTCTGTATCTTCTACTTCTTTTGTAGTTGATAACATACCAAGAGAATCTAAACATATAAAGAGTGGTCTTCGTATATCTACATCTTGTTGCATGTATCTATCTAATACTTTTAATGCTTGATGTCTAAACTCTTGTACAGTTGTTACTGGCATTATCACCATTCTGTTTGCATCTATACCTCTATCAACAACCATCTGTTTTGTGATTGCACTTTCTGATTCAAAGTATACAACACCAGAATTTGGATTTTGGTCTAGAAAGTTTTTGACCATGCCCATGAGAAAGAAAGTTTTACCTGTTGCACTTTCTCCTGCCAGAGCAGTTATTTTATTTTGTGGAAGTCCACCATAAAGTGAACCAGAGATGAGAGCATTAAATATATGAGAACCTGTATCTATAAAGTTCTCTACATCTCCAGCCTCTACGCCATCTGAAACTATTCCTGCATATTCGTTACCCGTTTCTTTGATAACATCTTTTAAAAAGTCATTCATTTTTTTTCCCCTACTTAATTGCAATTGCACCAACGAACATATGATTACGCCAGAATGGTTGAGCAGTTTTAAATCCAGCACATTCTAACATACCTTCTAACTCTTTCCAAGTATTAGGTTTTAACATGTTCCTTAATGTTTTTTCTTTTTCTAAAATATCTGATGCTTCGAAATGTTTTCTTTTATAATCATAAAAATTAAAAGTTATCATTTCTTGTAATCTTGAATCATCACAAACTGTTTTTTCTGCAAAGATAAAAGCACCACCATGATTTAGTCCATTGTATATATTTTGTAATACATTAAATCTATCTTTTCTAGGCATAAATTGTAATGTAAATATTGATGTCACTAAACTACAATTTTCAAATTTGTAATTACGAACATCTTTCTTTTCAAAATTAACATTTGCCCAATCATATTCTTTTTTAATTCTTTCATGTCTTGCGTCAAGTTCTGTGAAGAAACTAGGAGCAAGTTCTATACCAACATAATTAGCATACTTACAAAATGATTGATTACCTTTTACAAAGGCCTCTGTTAATTTTCCTGTAGAACAACCGATATCAATTACATTCGTTTCATCTTCTACAAAGTTTCTAGATAAACTAATTACATCTTCTAGTAAGTTTGTATATCCACGAATTGAATGTTCAATATGGTCATCAAAACCTTCTTCTCTTTGAGCGAAGGTAAAGTCATAATTTTTAGACATAATTAATACTCCAATTTATGTGCCAGTATATCTGGTTCAACAAGTTTTGTCAACACTTTTATTGTATGGTTCTATCACATTCTTATAGACAGCTTCAGCAATGGCCTTCATCATTAATGATGGTACCATTCTTCCACATCTCTCTATCTTTTGTGACATAGAACCAGTTACTTTAAAATCATCTGGTAAAGCCATTATACGCTTTATCTCATTAATTGTTAATCTTCTTTTTTCTATAAAATGACATACATCTGCATTTGTTGTAATTGTGGGTGCTGGATGGTGTCTAGACATTTTCTTAACATTGAAATGCCATCCTTTTGGATGAAAGTCATTTCCACCTAATACTTTGTCTGGGTCATCTGGCATCAGAGATGCCGTATCTTTATAGTGTGCAGAATTTAACCAAGTGTCTGTACACCATTTAACTTCTTCTTTATCTAATTCTAAATCCTCTAGTGCCTCTCCTGCTGTTACTACTTCTTTATTCTCTTGTGGAAAGATACTAGCAATGTTCATAAATGTTAATCCTATGGCCTCTGTGACATCCTCACGGACTGCTATGAAGATAACTCGCCTTCTAGACTGTGGTACTCCAAAATGTGATGCATTCAAAATCTTATATGATACATCATAACCAATTTTTTCAAATGTATTTACAATCTCATTTAATTTTAGCTTGGCTTCTCCCGCCAATAAGCCTGCAACATTTTCGCCTATGATTACTTTAGGTTTAATTTCTTCTGCAACTCTAAGATATTCAAAGAATAAGTCTTCTATGTTTTCTACTACTTTATTGTCTGAATACTTTTTAGTTTTACCCCAACCATCAGAATGTTTTGAACCAGACTTTCCTAGTGTACCACACATTGAAAAAGCAGAACACGGTGGGGAACCATCTAATATATCTAGTTCACCTTTTTGTATTCCAGCAGTTTCTAAAAAGTCTTTACCTGTAAGTTCTTTTATATCATCAGGTAGTATTTTTGTATCTGGGTAATTTTCTTTATATGTAATTCTTGCTTGTTCTACAAACTCATTTACACAAAGTATATTTCCACCTGCAAGTCTATAACCTGTAGATGAACCACCACCACCAGCAAAGGTAGATATGACACTAAACTTATTTTGTGCCGATGCTTCTTTTACATCTTTTAAATTATACTTTTCATATTTCATATTAAAAATCTATACATCTTCCTTTTGATTCCCAATCATTATAACGAGTAGGTTCTAAACCATCTTTTCTTCCACCTATTTCTTTAGGGTTTTTTTTATAGTATGGTTTCAATACTTTTTCATAAATTGATTCTGCAATTGCTTTCATCATAAGTGGTGGTACCATTCTGCCACATCTTTCTGACTGTTGATTAAAACTACCTGTTAGTTTAAAGTCATCAGGTAATGACATCATTCTTTTTGTTTCTTTAACTGTAAATGTTCTTGGTTCATGCCAATGCATCGCTCCACCTGTTGCTGTAATTGTTGGAGCAGGTTTATGTCTAGATGTTTTTTTCATATTAAAGTGATGACCTTTAGGATGATAATCACAACCTGTTTCTACTTTGTCTGGGTCATCTGGCATCTTTAACCAAGTTTCATAGTGAGAAGTTTTTTTAAATTTTTCTATTAGTGTGTCTGCTTCTTTTCTATCTACTTCTATATCACTTAAACAATCTTCTAATGTAACCACTTCTTTACTTTCATCTGGGAATAAACTATTAATATTCATAAATGTTAATCCTACTGCCTCTGTAACATCCTCGCGAACAGCGATAAAGATAGTTCTTTGTCTAGTTTGTGGAACACCATAGTGAACAGAATTTAAAACTTTGTATGATACATCATATCCTATTTCTTCAAATGTATTTACAATTTTAAAAAGATAATTTTTTGCTTCTCCAACAGTTAGTCCTTTAACATTTTCAGCAATAATTACTTTTGGTTTTAAATCTTTTGCTATTCTTAAAAACTCAAAAAATAAATCCTCTATGTTTTCTACCTTTTTACCATCAGAATAATTTTTAGTTTGACCCCAACCTTTAGAGTGTCCACCTTGTACCATTGCACCAGATACTGAGAATGCAGAACATGGTGGGGAACCATCAAAGATATCTATGTCACCATACTTGTTAAAATCTTCTGCAGTAAGTTTTTTTATATCATCTGGTAATACAGGTGTGTTAGGATAGTTTTCCTTATATGTATTTATTGCTTGTTCAACAAATTCATTTACACATAATATTTTACCACCAGCCAAACGATAACCTGTGGAACTACCACCACCACCAGCAAAAGTTGATACTACTGTAAACTTCTCTTGTTCTGATGCCTTAACGACATCTTTTAAATTATAAGGTTTATATTTCACTTTCTTCTTTTAACCATTCTTCTAAATTTGCTGTATTATCAAATTCATACCAATCACTATATACTTCTAACATTCTAGTTCTATTTTTAAAATTAACTTCTCTATTATTTAGCAGAGTGCCAAACAGTTTATTTACACCACTTCCTATTTGTAAATTTAAATGATTTTCTACTTTGTCTATTTCGTTAAATTCGTAAAATGCATTTCTGACATGATGTTTTTGAAATGGTTTGTTTAACTGTTCATGGTTGTGTCTATAAAAAAATTGTTTTACTGCAGTAGTTAAATATGGTGTTATAAGTTTTTTATTATTCATCTCTGCAACTTTTTTGTGCCATATGTAACCAGCTTGATTTTCTTCTTGAAAATAATTATCTCTAAACTCATTAAAATTATCACCTGTATAATGTATCATGGCTTTTTTACTTAATCCATAATAACCATCAGCAGCCCAACCAGATAAAACATAGTTTTCTTTTATTTGTGGATAGATATGTAAGAAAGGAAATGTACATTCAAATTGTGTTTTCTTTTTACATCCTAATCTAACTAAGTTATGAAAATCTTCTACTAATTTATCTGTGGGTATAGTTACACCAATAAATCTCCAATTTCTCATTTGTGCAATATCTTTTGCTTTACTATAATCATAAGATTCATGATTATCTAATCTAAAACTATATGCTGTTATTTTCTTTCCAAGTCTTTCTGCTGCAAATGCAATAGAGATAGAATCAACACCACCAGATAATAATACTGCAACTTCTTTTTCTGGTACAGAATCATTTACTTCATTTGTTAATATTTTATCTATCATTAAATGGTCAAACATGTTTTCATTAGCATTAAATATTGCATCCCAATTATTAGAATATGTGTCTTGGTCTACTTGCATTGGTCTTTTCTTATCTCCTTTACCTGCCATTAAAAAAACTCCTCTAGTGTTCCTTGTGTACCATAACTACCATCAATCTGCCATTGTATAATACCTGTAATAAATTTTAATGGTTCTATAAATGACTTTTCAAATTGCATATCATAATCTACTATACTGTGTAAGTTTAATTCTTTTGGTAACTTAGTCATAAATGATATTGATGTTGATTGATATGTGTTTGGTATTTTCATATGTAAAAATTTAATCTTATCACCTTCTTGAATATAAGGATACTTTCCTTGTAATTTCTTTTCTTTTAAAAGATGATTATATAATATTGCACCTTTACAATGTATTGGTGCTCCTTTCTTAAATAGATTGTGTGATTCAGTCCACTTGTTTAATCCATTTACAGAGCGTGGATACGCAACTAGTTCTGGGTTTAGTGTCATAAATTCTTTTCTAAAATCTTGTATAAAACTATTTAGCACTTTTGAATCTTCATTCATTATAATAGTTAATGCTTCTTTAATCTTTTCACGACAAGGTGCAGGGGTTGATGACTTCACAGCTTCAACACCCATGATTTTTAATTTAGGTTCTTTGTAACGAACACCTTCAACATCATGTGTATTTAAAATATATCTTTTCTTTGCAACCCAAATACCTTTGTCTGCAATCACCTCTCTTTTCATCTGCATCTTTTGTTCATATGCATTTACATAGTCAGCGAGTTCTTGATAAGACTTATCAATAAAAGGTTCGATTTTATCTGTAGCCACTTTGTCCAAGAAGTCAACGATTTTGGATTTGTCGGTTTCTCCTTTGAA